TTCCTCACGCACGATCACCTCTTGCAAACTTGCAAACTCCAGTTGGAAGTCTTGCATCGTCCAAGTGCTGGTATCAATACCACGTGGGCGAACACCATGTGCGTCCTTGTACATATCCCAGTAGATGCACTGGGCTTGCTCCAAGTCAGACATTTGTTCCCAAGTAGTGAATTCAGACATATTTGCTCCGTTAATCAATCTAAGACTAGATTATATACCCAAAACCATTTAATGTCAAGCAACCAACGCACGACCCAGGCTTACGCCTTCGCTGTAGTAACCGTTGCTCTCGCCCAACCAACGAACATCCACATAGCCCTTGCGGGTAGCGAACTTGTAGAAGGTCCAAGTCACGGACTCATGGTCCATTTCGTTGAAGTCCGCAGGAGTCTCACCCGAAACTTCTTCTGCCAAGTGCAAAGGTTCACCAACCAAGTCTTGCAGATCACCGCATACGTCCTCGATGAAAACATGCTCACAACAGTCTTGACCGTGATAGAACACGAACCGTTCGGTTGCATTCTCAAACACCAGTCGGTCAGCGTCTTCGTTACGGACGCTAGTGAACACCTTGCCCACCATGTCCTCTATCTTTGCCGATGCTTGCCAATCACTGTATCCCATTTTGTTCTCCTTCAATCAATCTAAGACTACATTATATACCCGAAACCATTTATTGTCAAATAAATTTTAACTCACTTATTTTGGTAATTTTCCGTCTTTAATTACATCAAGTATAAATTGTTGTTTATCCCAACCATTGGCAGCACTATTGGTTACAACAATCCGAGAGTTATCCATGTCTATTAGCATGTCTTGACCATTTTTACCTTCAGTGCCTAAGATGTTACGGTTACTCATTCTATAAAAATCAAAATAGAATTGCGACCCGTATTTTTTTGCATAATTATTCAACCCAAATCTTGCATCAGCCTCTTCTATACGACCTTGATACCAATCTTTAGCTTGTGTTTGTGATTGTTTTAAATATTTACCTACACATGTTTGTTCTTGATAATCTTTCATCATTGCCACAGCAACTCGCAAAAGATCCATGCGTGTTATGTAAAATGAATATGATGCTCGGGTCTGCATTTGGCCAAGGTATGGAGTAATAAATCCATTGGTTACAGTTACAGTATGTTTCTGCATCAAAACTTCATCTTCAATTTTTACTTTATCTTGGAATACTTCTTCCATCAGTGCATCATAGTTTTGACCGGATTTAAATGCTACATAATTAGCAATTACATCAGACAAAAAGTTATTATAAAAAATCTGATTCCCTATACTTTTTGTACCGTTTAATGAGTCTGCTATTGTATCTAATCCTAAATGTCTATGATGCTTTTTGGATCCCATGACATGTAAGCCATCTGCATCAACTGTATGTCTGTCGCCCGCTCTCATATTTAAAAGATTACTGAGAGGTTGACCTTGATAAAGAGTATTACTCATCATAGGCCAGTCAATGGTTTCATCCATAGAACTAATATAACCCTTACAAATTGCATGACCAACTATATAGGAGACTATACTTTTACCTGTTGAATGAGTAAAGAAAAGTGTTTTATCGTCAATATTTTTTTCAAAACGGCCATCGGCAGGTTTTCCGTTGTATTTGATTACTCCATTATCATAATAGAGGTAACTAAGGATATACCCGTTTGATAACTCTTTTTCAAGAGTTTGACTTGATTGATTAGTTTCCTGGTTGAACCCAACCGCATTACCTTTTGGTTGAATATGATAAAGGTTTCCTAGTCTTGATTGGTAATATAAGTGTTGCCTACGCCGTTCTTCATACAACGAAATAGTTGCATCATTGGGTCTAGCCGTTTGTGGTATCTCCTCAAAAGTATCCGAATAACTAACGGCTTTGCCACCTGGATTAGATTGGGGTATGCTTTGTGATGCACACCCGCATAGAAAAGTAACTAGTAAGGCAAGTGCTATGACTTTTTTCATCACCAAGCCCAAATTACATACTTGTGCTTGCCTATACGGCGGGCGTGAACCTGTGCTTTAATGGTTGCTCTTTTAAGCATACCCATGTGCCATGACCGTGAACGAATAATCATTATTATTCTCCCTTCATTACATATTCAAACAATACCCACTTAGCACGATTCAAACATTGACGGGCATCTTCGGCCCGCATATAGTCAACATCACCGTACTCGGGATTAATCATTTCCTGTGCATCGGACATCAAACTAGCGGCAATCATAGCAGGACCAGAAAACTTGAAAGTGATGCTGGATTCGATACTTTCACGCATACCTGCAACGGTCACACCGTACATACGAACTTCACGCTTTTCCTGCTCTGTCAAACGGTCGTAAACTTGGGTCATAACTAGCTCCTTTAATCAATCTAAGCCTCTATTATAGACCCAAAACCATTTATTGTCAAGTTTTGGTAAAGTCAATTTCCCAGTTTTTTAGCTGGTAGTAGTTAATTCCATCATGTTCTCTATGCATATAACTACCTAAAATTGGGACAGATTCCTGCTCAAAAAAGTGTTCCCAAAGATGATTCAATTTATTTTCAAATGGGATTTCAATTCTATATCCTCTATTGTCATCATCTTTTAACCAGTACTCTAAGAATTTTTTTGATTTCAAATTGATTAAGAATTTTCTAACAGGTTTTAAAGTTTTTGTGCCTCTCCATTGCTTTAAATCATCTTCAAATTGTTTATCAAAATCTCTAAACATTTCATCATGTTGGATATCACTATCATAAAATTCAGGCAAGCGATAAATCAATGGAAGTAGTTCCTCTTTGAAAACTTTACAATCACCGTGAATAAATGTGCTCAAATCTTTTCTAAAATTAGAAAGTTTGCCCTCACGCAATGTAATCATCATAATTTTTTTACTGAAATAGTCACGGATAACATCCGCACGATCTCTATCTTCCTGAATCATTTCTTTAAACAATATTTCATCAGTAAGACTACTTGGTCTATTGCCAGGGTTAATTATATTACTAATATTATGACTAATAAGTGACCTCAATCTATGCCAAGTTACACTTAATGCTAGTACATCTTCTGCGGTTTCAAACACTTCATATTTTTTAACATGGTCAGTGTTAGAAAAACTATCCCATTCGACACCGTTGAAAGTTGTACCAAGCATAGTTTTTATACTTCCTGAGGTTAACGGTTGAATGTTACCCATTGTGATTGTATTGTGACTAGTCGTTCCTTGAGCGCCACTAATAACACCATTAGTATAAGGATTAATGTTACTACCATTACGATTAATAGTTAAAGATTTTGCGGCATTTTGATGTGCTGCAAGTTGTTTTGCGTTAGTTGAATTAGCCAATTGTAATATCCATTCCTATTGTTCAATGATAAATAAGTATATGATACACTATATTTATAAACTTGTACACACTAATGGGCGATATTATATAGGAAGACATAGTACCAAAAACTTAAATGATGGTTATATGGGTTCGGGTAAATGGCCTCGTAGTATAAAAAACAAACAAGAATTATCCAAAGAAATTATTTTATTTTGTAATTCTTCGGAAGAATTACTAGAGAATGAAAAATATCTATTAGTGGAACATGTCGGGAAACCGATGTGTATGAACTTCAATAATAATTCAGTTGGATTTGCATCCGGAGATTTAAATCCAGCCAAGTCGGAGAAAGAACAACTGAGAAAGGCTAGGTTAAAAGGAGAACTAAATTCTATGTTTGGTAAAACACATGCAGATAATACTAAAGCAAAAATGTCAGAACATAGAAAAGGAAAACCTACCTGGAACAAAGGATTGTCAGGAATAAAAACATCAAACAAAGGACAGGTTGCTTGGAATAAAGGAGTAGCAACCGGAATAAAAACTTTTACTGGACAAAAGCATAGTCCAGAAACTATTGCTCTAATGAAGGGAAAGCATGCCAATCGTGAACGATTAACATGCCCTCATTGTAATAAACTGATTGACAAACCAAATTATTCACGGTATCACGGGGATAAGTGTAAGTTTATCCAATCGTAATATCTTCCATGCCGGCCGTCCTGAGCCTAACAATATGCCCCATCTGCCACTGTTTAGCTTCAAGGCCCTTTAGTATACCAAGCCAACGATTTCTTAGTAATGCTACTTCGTTAATCAATATTTCATATTCAATAACTTCATCTTCGCCTTCAACATACTTGTCAGCGTCACGGCTTGTCAATGCTCTATTATACGCTTCTAAATATTTTTGAAAATGTGTTCGGCGAATTTTCCGTAATTGAATGTTTAAGTAATTGAGTACCGCTTCCACTTCTTGTAGTTGATTGAATCTATGTTCGGTAATGCCGGGTAAAGCGGCAATGTTCTTTTCAACATTGCCGTATATCTTTACCTCTTTCTTAGCATTATCTAGTTCGGTTTCAAAGTGTTGAATAAAATCGGGAATCACAGCCAGATTGACTGTTATCCTTGTGTACCAATTTGACATTTAATCCCATTCGTCTAAATCTTCTTCATCAAAATCTTCATCTTCCTCTGGAAAATGTTCGTCGGCATAACCTTTTAATGCTCTAGTGATATCTTTGTCTTTGAAGGCATCTTTGATATCATCAATCTCGTAATTGTTATCAATTAAAAAATGTACAAGTGTATCTGCTGCATCATCACGTTCACTTAAATCAATATGTTCACGCAATGCTTCCCAAACTTCAGCGATTGTATCTAAACTCATTCTGTAACTTCCTCCGTAGATGTTACATTACTTATCACACTTTTACTTTTTCCAGTATATTCAAGCATTACTTTATCTAGTATGCCGTCTTTGTTAGCTTCCCAACCTTTACGAAATGATTTAAGAATTTCACCATCTTCGGTTGTGAAAACTAAACTGTTGCCTTCTTTCTTTAACGCACCTGACTTCTCAAACATATCAGTTAAGCCACTATAAGGACTCATCCCTGTTTCGTATGGAATCTTAACTTGAATACTTTCAAAAGGTTTCGCATAGCGAGTTTTCATAATCTTACAAGCAGCACGGATACCATTAACTTCTGCAACCTTGTTACCATCCTCATCCTCTTTGAGTTTGAGTTTCTTCATAGCGACTACGATACTACTTGCGTAAACGAATCCTTGACCACCACTGATTTTATCATCTGGGTCAAACATATCTTGACTTGCGTATGTGTGATTAGTAGCAACCAATCCTACATTGTGACTACCAAACATATTGACACAGTTACGGACAAGTGCTGTTAGTGCTTTAGGTTTACGACCCATGTCACCTTTCATATCACCTGCTTCAAACTGATTAACGTCAGTGGGAGTCAATAGCATACCAAGACTGTCGATGACAAACAATACTTTTGGTTTATCATCTTCTGCCATTACTTTATATGACTTCATAAATTCTGATATAGTCTTGCCCACATCATCAATCATAGCCATGTTTAGTTTGAGCAATTTAGTTTCGCTTGTATCCACACCTAATGCGTGTAGCCATTTTTCATCTAATGCGTTTTCGCTGTCAATTAGTACAACATAGATTCCTTGTTGTTGTGCGTGTCTGACGAGGTTTCCGGAGCAGATGAAACTTTTTCCTGATCCAGACTCTCCGGCAAAGACAGTAACTTTACCAAGAGGTACCCCTTTATTAAAATCACCGCTAATGAGAT